TTGAATAAGCTAATATTTATTCGATGAATTTTAGGAGTTAACAACATGGCCGAAAGAACATTAACAAGCCCAGGCGTCACAACGCGTGAAATTGACCTTAGCGGACCTACGAATGCTACCGCATTCGGTGTCCCTGCTGGAGTGATAGGAACCGCTGACAGAGGCCCAGCATTTGTGCCTGTTACATTTGGTACCCGCCAGGATTTTGTCGCTAAGTTTGGTGATACAGACGGCAAGAAATTTGGGCCGCTAGCGGTAACGGAGTGGATGAGAAATGCCACCGCCGGTTCCTACCTTCGTGTCTTGGGTGCAGGTAATGGTAAGACACGATCCACATCAACAGGTAAGGTGACCAACGCAGGATTTACGGTTGGTGCCGAACAGGTGCAGGCTAATGGACTAATTGGTCCAAATCCGTATGCCGTTGCGGGAAACCAGCCAGGAAATGTGCACTTTCTTGCGACAGCCATGTCGCAGAGTATAGGTTCCACGATTTTTACTGAGGCAGGCCTCAGCGGCTCGACAGTCATTCTTCGCGGTGTGCTGATGGCACCGGATCAGGTTGTACTAATGGTATCAGGTACGAATACCGCGAATAATAACCCTACGGATGATATAACGGCAGCAACTGCTGCTGGTCCTAGAGGGGCAGCGACAGGTTCCCTTAATACAGCTTCAGGCTCATCAGAATTTGTTATGCTTCTAAATGGACATAAGTCGACAGCTGCATATCCAAACTTTTATACGGCATCATTTAATCCAACAGCGGGTGATTATTTTAGTAAAATCTTTAATAAGGATGCAACAAAGATAGAGGAGGCAGGTCATTTACTTTATACTCACTATGACATTGAGGAAGCCTTTTGCGTTCCGACCGGATCGAATATTATAGCTCCTGCAGGATATCATGAGGATAGTTTAAATGGACAGCGACTAGAGGACATTGTCTTCCTAGTAACAGGCTCCGCCGAAACCAACGAAACAGGTAATGCCACTGAACCTGAATATAAGGGATTTGAGAATCGATTTACGACATCCAAGTCGCCATGGCTAATAAGTCAGGCAAATGTCAACCTATTCCGACTGCATGCCATTGACGATGGCCAGATACGCTCTACAGGAAACTCTAAGGCTCCAGTCATGCAAGGCGCAAATGATCGATATAAATTATCTATAAGGAACATCAAGAAGTCCACATCAGCCACTGACTTGTTCGGCACATTCGACCTGGTGGTAAGGGACTTTTACGATACAGATGATGATCCTCTTACATTAGAGTCATTTTCAGCCCTATCATTAGATCCATCATCCCCTAATTATATTGCATCAAGGATCGGAGACATGACGACATACTTCGATTTTGACAAGGTCGATGACGAACAGAGGATTGTGGTCGAGGGAAGCTATCCAAACGTCTCAAACTACATTCGAGTCGAGCGCTCTACCGAGCTAGCCGCAGGTGATACATCAGACGATTCCCTCCCAGTAGGATTCAGGGGTCCCGATCACCTACTTCTATCGGGAACAAACTGTTTATCCCCGATGGGAGTTGCAGCTATGTACCCCTTACTTCCGGCAGATCTTGCAGGCTCTCCGATGGGGCTAATGAACGAGCCTCCAGTACCGTTCAGGCGGAACCTAATTGCAAATCAGAGCGGTACCATTAATTCACGATTTAATGCTAACTTCTACTGGGGTATCCAGTTTGAGAGGAAGACAACAGTTGCCGGCGCAAATATAAGTCAGTTGCCAAATCCAACCTTGGCGGCTATGACTTCTTTCTTTCCTAACTTTAGGCTGGACTCCCTAAACGCCTCGACTGGCTCAAATACCGGTCAGGCAAGAAATAGTGGCGGTATTCTGGATGCTGACTTGTTTAATAACAATAAGTTTAGTCTGTTAAATCTTCAGATTGTGACAGGCTCCAACGGGAATATCGATATCTCAACACCTTTGCAATGGGAATACATCAGGAATGGTAATATCATACCAGACGATGTCAAGAAGAGTCGAGGACTGAGTTTTGTCAATGACTTTGTGCCTGCGATGAGTAGGTTCCTTAAATTTAGCTTCTTCGTTGAGGGCGGATTTAATGGCCTAAACATGTTTAACAAGGATAAGGTGAACATGAGTAACGCGGCAATTCGCCGTGAGATGGACGACGTGAGCGAATCCCAGAAATCTTCTTCAACAGTCGCCGCATATCTTAAGGCCTTGGATATTATGGGCCGTACTAGCGATGTCGACCTACAGCTCCTAGCAATACCAGGAATTAGGCACTCGGCCGTCACCGATGAGGCCATCAACACTGTCGAAAATAGGTTTGATGCGCTTTATATCATGGATATCGAAGAGCGCGACGTCCTAAACACGGTAGTGACATCATCCGCACAGGTTCCACACGTCCAGAATACAGCCACTGCTTTTGGCAATCGCGCGCTAGACACATCATTTGCGGCCGCATACTTCCCGGACGTTATTGTCCTGGACTCAACGGTCAATACCCTGGTTAATGTCCCACCGTCAGTTGCTGTGCTAGGCGCCTTCTCACTTAATGATAAGCTGGCACACCCCTGGTTTGCCCCAGCGGGCTTCACGCGTGGTGCCCTTGCTTCCACTGATGATGTGGCTCTTCGAATCAACCAGGACAATCAGGACCGCCTCTACGAGACAGATATCAATCCAATCAGGACTTTCCCTGGTCGAAATGGTGTCACGGTATTTGGCCAGAAGACACTTCAGCAGGCACAGTCTGCACTAGACAGAATTAACGTTAGGCGTCTCCTTATAGATGTTCGACGTCAGGTCAGAAATATTGCCAATAGGTTCCTCTTCGAACCTAATCGCGAGACAACCCTCGCTGCATTCTCGGCTGCGGTCCAGCCGGTCCTTCAGAGGATTCAGCAGCAGCAGGGCGTTGATAGGTACAAGGTGATAATTGACACAACCACTACTACCCAGGCCGACGTTGAAAATAACACGATCCGAGGCAAGATATTCCTGCAGCCAACACGCTCTGTGGAATTTGTCTCGCTCGACTTTGTTGTCACAAATGCTGGCGCCGAGGAATAATTGAGAATGCATTTTTCAACAACGAGCATATATATCTTTAGCGGAGGAAATTAGCAATGGCCGAGACACTATCAGTCACAGAGATGCTTCCTAATAAGTTTGAGCCTAAAAGGAAGTTTAGATGGGTATTTCAGATAGAGGGCGTTGACGCCTTTCTGATAAAATCAGCCGCTCGGCCTACCATCAGCACCGAGGAAGTGACGCTTCCATTTATTAACCACACACGCTACCTCGCCGGTCGCACAACGTTCGGCACGGTGTCGGTGACACTCTACGATCCGATCGCACCGTCAGGCGCGCAGCAGGTGATGGAGTGGGTCAGGCTTCACTTTGAGTCAGTCTCAGGTCGAGCCGGTTACGCTGACTTCTACAAGCGTGACTGCCAGATTAAACTACTGGATCCAGTCGGTACCGTCGTGGAGCTCTGGGATATGAAGGGTGCATGGTTGACAGAGGCTAACTTTAATGAGCTGGACTACAGTGCCAGTGACGCAACTGAGATCGCTCTCACAATGCGCTTCGATAACTGCGTGCTTCAGTTCTAAAATTAATTACACTAACTTTTTAAGAACCCCACCTGGTGAATGTCAGGTGGGGTTTTTACTTTTGCAATAATTAATATTGATCGATACCGGTCATAATGCGCTATTGCTATGCCAATATTAGTTAAAAAGGCGCCAATTTTAAACAAAATTTCATTTACACTACTACCTGGTATCGTACAATTTACATGAACACCAATAGGAGAACTATTATATATGTCTAGCAGAAGGAACGAAGTATTTAATTCACCAGGATCTGAGGAGTCTCTACGAGGCGCTCCCGGTGTGCAGACGCAGGAGCTGGATTTTGAGATACCTGTTGAGACAGTTCCACTCCCAAGTCGAGGCCTTGCGTATCCAATAGACCATCCGCTTCACGCGTGTGAGACTATTGATATTAAGGCAATGACAGCCCGTGAGGAGGATATCCTGACGTCTAAGGCACTCATTAAGAAAGGGACAGTCATTACAGAGTTGATTAGGTCGTGTATCGTAGATAAGCGAATTGATCCTAATACGCTACTGTCAGGCGATAGAAATGCATTGATGATCGCCATTAGAATAACAGGTTATGGCATAGAGTATGCCACTGAAGTTGAGTGTCCATCATGCTCTACCAAGGATAAGCACGAATTTAACCTTGCTGAGCTGCCTATTAACTCTCTTGGCGCAGATCCTGTGGAGTTGGGAACCAATTCATTCGAGTTCACTCTTCCCATGACCAAGAAGAATGTGCAGTTTAAGTTCCTGACAGGTAAGGATGAACAGGAGATAATGATAGCTTCAGAGCGTCGAAAGAAGAGCGGTATGATGGGTGATAACCTTGTTACCAATAAGTTGCAGTACTCTCTGGTGACAGTTGATGGCAAGACAGAGCGAAGTTCTATCAATCATTTTATTCGACATATGCCTGCCCGCGATTCGCTGGCACTCCGACGTCACATGGATAAGGTTGAGCCAGGTATTGAAATGAAGGGATGGGTTGACTGTCCGCATTGCTCGGAGTCTTCGGAGGTACAGTTCCCATTGGGAGCGTCATTTTTTTGGCCTGACACCTAGTAAAGAGATATTCTTAGAACAAACGTTTTTGCTAATGTACTACGGTGGCTTTACGTACACCGAGTGCTATACTATGCCTATTAGTTTTAGAGTGTGGTTTATTAGGCGAATTAATGCTGAGTTTGAGAAGTCAAATAAAAAGCAGTCCAAGGCGGTCCATGATAATAACCCAGAGGCAAATTCCTTAATGGGTAAGTTCCGATCGCAGTCACCATCTAGGTTACGTAGATTCACATAAACTGTATATTTATACAGTGTATTGGTGAGTTACATACATGTTCAATTCCAGGCAAATAACAAATTTTTATCAAATGTTATCTGCTGGGACTGCTTTGGACCATGCTGCTTCAACTACAGTGACAGCATCATGTAGTCCAAGTCAGGCAGCAGCGACAGCCCAGGCAATCGCTGCGACTAACAGGTTATCCAACTGTTTGTCCCAGCATAATCCTACGTTAAAGGATGTAATGCAGCATATTGACGATAAGAATGCGGCAGCCGAGAGATATCTGAGCAGTGTTGGAGTACATTGGCCTTTATAACAGGCAGGGGTTTAATTCGTGGCGTCTAACATAGAGACAGCGATTCAGCTTAATAAGCTGATCAAGGATCAAAACAAGCTTATAGAGGGCACTAATCAACAGCTCTCAAAGCAACTGGCCCTGTATCAGAATATTTGTAAGCAAATGAAGGCCGGCTGTGAGGAACAGCTAGATGACGCCGCCGCTGGCGCTAGAGAAGTTACTGAGGCGCTAGACGAGGCAGCTGATGCTGCTGAAAGAGCAGGCTCTGGCATGTCTGACATGGGAGGAAGCGCCAAGAAATCACTGACTCCATTGGGGATGCTAAAATCACTTGGTAAAGGACTTTTTTCAGGTCTTCTAATCGGTCTGGCAAAGGTCATTGGAATGTTCAAGGGCTTTGTCACCCACGCTGCAGAAGTCTACGACCAGTCACTTGTTATAGCTAAGGCGCAAGAGGAACTTCGTGATAAGTTTGGTGACCTATCTTCTGGAACCGGAAAGGCTGTTGTTGATCTCGGAAAGGAGATGGGTTCTGCATTTAGTGAAGCCGGCGTCTCCATGGGCTTTGGATTCGCTGCGGCCGCCAATCTGACAAATAAGATGGGTGAGTTAATGGGTGCCATGGATCCTGCGCACTTGGCCACATTTAATAAGATGTCCGTCGAAACACGTAAGGATATTATGATGGCCGGCCTGGCCATGGATCAGACAGGGGCTGAGATAGGATCGCTAACACAGCGCTTTAAGTCGCTCGGTAAGAATGCTGATCGCGAAATGAAAAAGATGTGGCGAGTCTCTAAGAGAATCGAAAAGAGGTTCGGACTCGATGCCAAGGCCGTAGGAAAGTCAATGGCCAAGATGTCAGACAATGTCAAGGTCTTCGGTAATCTTAGTGTCGAGGGAATGGGTCGAGCCTTATCAGCTGCAGCACAACTCGGTATGGGCATCAAGGACCTTGAGAGTGTTAGCGATGCATTTTTCACATTCGAGAAAGCAACAGAAGCTTCTGCCAGGCTGAGCCAGGCATTTGGCGTCAACATTGACTCCATGGCCATGCTGAAGGCCGAGAATCCTGCTGACCAGATATCGATGCTGAGAACTGCATTTGATCAGGCCGGCCAGTCGATGTCTAGCATGGGTCGACACCAGAAACAGTACATTGCGCAGACCCTGGGCATGTCGGCAAAGAGCGCTGAGCTTATGTTATCCCAGGAAGCTCAATTTATGTCACAGGACGAGCTAGCTGCCGCCATGGCAGACACAGACCCGCAGCAGCAGATGGTCGACTCCCTTAAGAATGTTGGTAAGGAGATGAAGAGCATTGTCGTATCCCTCAATGAAATGGGTCTCGCCAATAAGGGTTTCTTCGGCGCATTCACTCAGGGCCTGACAGACGGACTGTTCAAGTTCGGCCCATTTGCTGACACTGCTAGCACCGTCGCCGAAGCGCTAATGGAAATGTATGGCCAAGGTATGGATGTTGCAGAGATGATTGCCAGTTCAGACTTTGGCCTGGC